AATGGCGATATGCTATGGAGAAAAGATGACAGATAACGTAAACCACCCCCCACACTATAAGAAAGGGTCTATTGAATGTATAGACGCAATAGAAGCAGCTTTATCTTTCACAGAGTTCAAGGGTTATTGCAAGGGTCAAGCATTTAAGTATGTTTGGCGAGAAGATCATAAAGATGCCAACATAGAAGATATTGATAAGGGTATTTGGTATCTGACTAGGTTAAGAAACAAAATGGTAAACAGATAATGGACATGAGTTTTTATGCTTTAGTAGGCATTATTTTATTAGTAACATATCAAATATTTTTAGATAAATGACCATAGAAAAAAAAATTCAAGAACTACAAAAGCATATCAAGTATATTGAAATGGTGTTAAAAGAAAAAAGAGATGAGCTATTTTGTTTGCTTGTAGAAAAAAAACAAAAAGATAAAGACAATAAAAAAGGGGCTTAACGCCCCTTAGTTTTATCCCAGATCGGGTGGAACTGCCGCAGGGGGTGGCGACATACCACCAGTATCCGCAGGTAAATAGCGTAAAACTTTATTTTTACTACCAGTTCTCTCATTTCCCTCATCATCAGTCCAGTTGTTTTCAACTTCCTTAAGAGTAAGTGTAAGCTCCTTGCCTACATAGTCCTGAGCAGAACTAGGTGGTTGTTTTACAAAACCAACAGCCTTACTAAGTCTAGTAAATATATCTGTTGATATTTGTTTGATTTCTTCTCTAGGATCCCACAAGTTAAACCACTCGTTGTGATCTCTATAATTACCCCCAGCTATCTGGAAAGTCATCTTTAAAGTCCAATTACCCTTTTGAGATTTGTATTTCTCAGCTTGAATAATCTTTGCAGGGTGGTCGCCAGACGGAGCCACTCCAGGCCCCGTAGGTTTGTCCTCCACCTCAACGTATGTAATGTCATCAAAGTCAGACATTTGTTATCTCCTTCACATTATCTGTGTTGTTTGCTACAGCTGTAAAGCCTAGCTTTTCTATTAATGCAGTAAGATCTGGAACTTCAAAAGCTTCTAACTTACCACTCCTATCCTTGGCAACGTAGCCTTGACCAACTCTGGTTTGCAACCATCTGGCTTGAACTGCATTACCCTCCGCGTCTGTATCGTCAATAACTCTAAGAGCTAAGACTTCATCAAAGAAATAAGTAATGGACTGACCTAACTTTGTACCAACCATTTTAGGTTCGTGCATAAAGATACCGTCACTATTTACTTTTTCTTCTTTACAAATAAACATAACGTGCATGTGTAAATCACGAAAAGCACGCATGACATTTGTTACAGATTCTTGTACCTCCCCGTATGCTTTACGAGGATCTTTGTGTCTGGCTTTCTCCTGTTGCAATAACAGTTCGCTAATCTCTGATATAGAGTCAAGACAAACCGTATCGTATTGAAGTTGTCCAGTATTTAGCAACTCATGAAGTTGCATAAGTTCAGAAGCTTCTTTCACTTCTATAGCATCTACATTAGTTGCATCTTTAATAGATAACAATCCTGCTTCAGCACTAATTACTAACACCTTACCTGGTGCAGTTTTAGCAAGAGATGTTTTACCTGCTCCAGCCATTCCATACACAAGAACTTTTGCTCCTTGATCCTGGACTAACTTTTCAGGCGTTACAATCCTGCTTGATAAATCATTATTCATAATGGTTCCTCCCGTACTTAAATAATTGATTTGCTAATTATACACTAAAAGATTACAATGTGTAAAATTAATTTATCAGGAGAGTAAAATGGAGGAAATAGAAAGTCTACAATGGATCGCAAATTATTACCACAGACAAAATTCAATATCTCGAGAAAAGCTAAGGAGGTTAGAGAGTATGGGAATCACACCAAAATATAAAGATAGAAAAGTTGAAAGAATTACTTTACCTATGTATATACAATTTTTAGGCAAAGAAAAAGCAGCTAAGGACTGGGACGTTTCAGAACATACAGTAGAGGCTTGGAGGTATGGACATAGGCAACCGTCTGTAAAACAAGCCAAACGTATAATTAAATTAACTAGCGGTAGGCTAGATTGGGAGTCAATATACGGCTCACTAGATGAATTAATTGCAGAAGATTAAAACATGTTTAATTTTAATCTGTCTGAGGGAGAGGCAGCGTTAGATATTGCACTAGCTTATTATGATGAGGGATACAATGTTGTACCTTTACAAAGATCTAACAAAAAACCTCCGCCTTTTTTAAAAGGTTGGGAGCAATACAAAAACGAAAGGCCTTGTAGAACCACTGTTGAGGAGTGGTTTACTGATCGTGATAACTTAGTTGTAGCTTTAGTTTGTGGTAAATTTATTGTTGTAGACGCAGACTCTCCAGAAGCTATGACTTGGGTAGAAGAAAATTTACCTACCTGTCCATACAAAGTTAGAACTGGTAAAGGTATGCATTATTATTACAATAATCCAGAAAATTACACCACCTTTGCTACAAGAAGAACAAACGATACGCCTGTTGAAAGGTTGATTGATTTAAGGGGTGTTGGCGGACTCATAATTGCTCCATTTAACCGTCATGCAAACGGTCAAATGTATAAGCCAATACCCCTCCCAGGTTGGGATATTTTTGATCATAAAGATTTACCAGACTTTACTCCAAAAGAGTTTGAGAAGATAACTGGAGTACCAAAGCATGATACCGCAAAAAAAACAGCCCCTTTTTCTTTACACGGTGTTAATGAGGGATCAAGAAACGATAATGCTGCACGTATTGCAGGTTATTTAATTTCCAAAAACCTCAACCTAGACTTTGTAAGAATATTTTTACACAACTGGAATAGGGATAATAAACCACCTTTACCACAACAAGAAATAGATTCAGTTGTAGATAATGTTAAGAAAACACACGATAGAAAAAATCAAATAGCTCCCCTGTTTGTCCAAACCAAAGAAGATATAAGACCGCCTGATGACTTATTTAATCCTCCAGGGCTGCTAAAAGATATGTATGAGTATGCAGAAGAAATAGCACAAGTATCACAACCAGAATTATCTTTAGTCGCTGCTCTATCACTTGCTAGTGTAACCTGTGGCAGGATATTTAAAACCGACATGAATAACTTTTCTAGTATGTATTTCATGTGTATTGCTAAGTCAGGACAAGGCAAGGAAAACATTAAAACCTTTGTTGAAGCAGTTTTAAACGCTTCTGAGCATGATAAATTGATAGTAGGAGACGGATATACCTCCAGTGGTGCAGTTCATTCAGTACTAAAGATGAGGCCGACACATATAACTATTATGGATGAGTTTGGTAAAAGACTAGAAAGCATAAGTCAAGCTGGTAATACTAATAAAGAAGATGGCATACAAACACTTATGGAAGCTTGGGGTAGATGTCACGGTACATTAAGACCAGATAATTATTCTTTAATGGGCATACAAGTAGAAGACATCAAAGAAAAGATTATGAACCGTGTGACACATAAACCTGCTATAACTATGGTTGGTTTATCTGTACCCAAAAATTTTTACAAAGCACTAAACTCTGGTCGTATTGCAGACGGTTTTTTAAATAGATTTATGGTCATAGAGTCTAAAGAACCAAGACGTGTATCTAATCTTAAAAAGATCAAAAGCCCACCACTAACGTTAGTTAACTGGGTTAATTATATTAGAAGAGATAGAGGTGGCTTATCAGCTCCTATGGTAAATAACTCTGAATATAACATACCGCAGGAGGTATTAGCCTTTGATCATGATTCAGAGCAGCTATTACAGGAGTTTGCAAGCGAAATAGTACAAAGACAAGATATATTAGAAAGAGATGGCCTAGAGCCGCTTCTAAGCCGTTCTAAGGAAAAAGCTATGCGATTAGCCCTAATATGTGCTTTAGCATCAAATGCCCAAACTACAACGATTACAGCAGATGTAACTAAATGGGCAATAGATTACGTTAGATACTACGATATGCTCTTTATAGAAGCCTGTAGAGACAAAGTAGCAAGTTCTGCAACCGAAGCTAAGATTAAGCAAGTATTGTCTTATATTAGGTCTAGGGAAAGCGAGGGTATATCCAAAAGAGAAGTTGACCGTCATGAACTATTTAGAAGCATGAAATCACATGAGGTAAAAGAGATTATAGAAAGACTTAAAAATGCTGGAGAAATCCAGGAAATAGATATTAAAGTAGGAGGCAAGGGCAGGCCAACTAAAAGGTTTGTTGCTGTTGATCCTACATTCTTTGAAGAATAGGAGGTAATTATGTTTAAAACACCAAGTTTTGAAACAATACAAGATAAAAAAAGAGAAGATAGAGTAGCAGGCTTTTTAGAGGGCCTATGGCAAGTAAGTTGTCATAAACTACCAGTTAGTTACGGTATAGATTATTGGATAGAATCAGCCGATAAATGGTACTGGTGTGAAATTAAATGCCGTAGTTTTGCTAGTGACAAATACGATACTTTTATCCTATCTGCAAACAAACTACGCAAAGGTGCCTCGTTTAGTCAGTCAACTGGGCATCCTTTTTTAACTGTATACGGTATGACAGACGGTATTTGGATGCATGAATGGATGCCAGATCATGTTTACGATATACGTATGAATATCAATCCAACGCCTAATTATGATGAGGACAACGAACCCTACATACATATACCAAAAGAACATTTAACATGTTTATCAGATGTGCCGTTAGGTTTTGATAGGGATGAGATAGGACTTATATAATAGGTCTTCTAAATAACTGTTCAGCAAAGTCTATTCTGTCTTGTGGTATGCCGCTTAACTGATCAGAAATTTGTACAGGTGCAACTTGTGGCAAGCTTATATTAACTTGTGGTGCTCTAGTTTGTGGAGTTTGTCCCAAAAGATCCTCTACACTTAAATCTGGTACGTTTTCGTCAATAAGTTCAGATGCAATATCACCCACTCTTATTAATTCACCATTAACATATCTATAGCCAAATTGTATGGCTGTTCTTCTTAGCACCTCTAATGCTTGTGCTACTGATCCTTTATCAGTTTTAGATGCAAACTTTATAAAAGCTCTGCTACCCAACATACTTTTAGCAAATTGTAAGCCTGCAAGAGTTCCTATGGATGCAAGTGGAGCAAAAACAACACCTGCTGCCATACCTGCAGCTACTAAAGCACCAGGGAAGTTGCCTCTTCCTATTTCTCCTTTTGTTAATACGTCAATTGTATCAGCAAAATGTTTAAGGTCCTTTGCAAACTCTTTACCAAACATAGCCTCTAATGTTTCATCACTATATTTAGCTAAGGCTGTATTTAAGTTTTTTGCTTTGAAAATATCTGTTACGTTACCACCTTTGACGTTGTAATCAATAGCATCTTCTAGGAGTTGTCCAAGGCTTGCTTCTTGAACTTTTGCAAAATCATCTGGGTCAAGCATATTTTTAAGCCTTAAAATATTTTCACTATTTTTTGGCCTAAATACTGTTTCTACAATCTCACTAGGACTTCTATTTGGCAGTTCTGATAGATTGCGGTTAGCTAATAAATCAGCCTCCCTAGCTGATGCTTTGGCCTGTGCCTCTAGTGCACTTATAAAAGCTCTACCTTTTGGTGTTGTGCCTAATCCATCCTGTCCTCTAAATACTTTTACTAAGTCTTCTACGTCCGCAGACTTAAGTTTAGGAGCTACTTTTACTAATTGATTTATAGTCTGTAGTATAATTGGACCGCTTGATGTTCCATCATCAGCTTTAAACAAAGAATTAAGTTTTCCTGGATGTTTTGATTCAAACTTTAAAATTTCCTTAGCAAAGGCAGTATAATTTAACGTATCTGTAACAGGATCTATACTTTTTTCAAAAGCATCAGAAAATAATTTTTGTGCAGTTTGTGTTTTAACTCTGTTTAAATTTGTTGCAAGATCAGCTTTATCAGCATTAATTAAATATTTATCGTAATCGTCAACCGCTTTGAAAAAGTCATCTAACTGTCTGAGTGAACCGTTAAATATTAGTTTATCGTATACTTCATCAGGATCAAAAGCCCCAGTAACCCTAGCGCTTTCTGTTATATTGTTTATTGTAGAATTGATAAAAGGTTGATTTAGTTCAGCATTTAATTTATCAGCTGCTCTTAATAAATCAATACTTTCGTTTACTTTAGCAATTTCATCAAACGACATAGTATCAAAAATCATTTTGCCTTTTGCGTTTTCTAATTTGATAACTTCATTACCTTTTAGTCCCAATACAGTTAAAATACTGTCAGCATTTTCTGGATTTTCTTTAAGGAAATTTGGACCTTTTAATCTATGTAAGTCAGCATCATCAAGCAATCTTGTTAAAGTAATAAATAAATCTCTTTCTTTTGTTGCTTTTGAGCTTTGTATAGAAGCATTTAATTTTCTTTTAGTTTCAACAATTCTTGATAATTTACCAAAAGGCTTTGCTTCAATATCGGGGAACTCTAAATCAAAACGTGGTAAATTCTGGCCTAGTTTAGCAAATTCTTTTTCTGCCTCTAATATATTCCTAATATTAATATCTAAATTTGGCTCTTGTAAACTTTCTAATGTTTTGTCAGAAATATTATTTCTTGCTTTAAAAAATTTTATTTCCTGTAGACCTTTATTTCTATAATATTTAATTACGTTATCGATAGCCTTTGCGCTTGGATTTACTGGTACGTTGCCATCATATTTTGCCACACTAGAAAATGCATCATCTACTGCATCATACATTTCCCCAACTTGTCTATTTACAACACCTTTAGCATTACCTAGTAAATCTAAAACTTGTTCGCCGTATTCTCTCATATTAGGAGCATCTCTATACTTAGCAGTAGCTATAAAGCTATCAGCTAAATCTTCAACAGTATTTTTTGTTACTTTTGCTGCTTCATTAGTAGCCATTTCTAAATTTCTTTTTGTTTGATTTACGGTCTGACCAATATTTTCAGAGGTAACATCATCTACATAAGCATTAAGAGTTGCTCCTCTTTTTCTAAAAGAATTTGTCATAGTATCAAACATATCTTTGAGATAGTTTATGTTACCTTTTTCTCTTGATGATTTAAGAACCGCCTCTGCTATTTGTTGTGTTTTTGCACCTAAATTAACATCTAATCCTTGTAAAGCTATTGCGTATTTAGCATCAAGCAATTTAACTTTGCCATCTGCTACAGCTTTTTTTATTTCTGCTTCGGTTGCTTCTTTACCTAAAGATTCATCTAATTTTTTTATATCTATTACATCTCTACCTTTTGCAGCTTGATTTGCTAGTCTTTTTGTAGATGTTGGGGCCTTTGCACCAAGAAATGTTCTATATAACACAGCTGAACCTTCACCTACTCCTTGACCAAGAACTCCAATAGTTAATTCACCAAGTCCTAAATAAGCTAAATCTTGTGCATCTTGTAATTGAAAGCCCTGCACTGCGTCTGCAACTTCTTCTATACCTTTACCGCCTGCTCCTCCAATACCAGATCCTAAAATTCTTGATGTGCGTTCTCCACCTAATCCTAACCCCCTAATACCCTTGTATAGTCTGCTTTGTGGTAAAACACCATACACGCTTCCTATTACGGGTCCTGCTATTCCTGCAAAGTCAGCAATATCTGCTCTTCCTTCAAATTTGTTAGCATCTATAATTGTATTTAATTCTAATACGGTACCGTCATTAAGAATTTTTGTTTGAACTGGCTGTCCTCTAGCTCTTAGTCCAGTAGGAGTTAAAGCAAGTTGTCCTTTTGAATTTCTAGTAAATCCAGACGATCCAACATAGTTTCTTAATACTGATTCTTTTTCTTCGTAAGTTTCTGCTCTTGATAGTAAACGTCTTATTTGTAAATCATCTACACCTGTTTCATAATCAAAAAATAAATCGTTTATGACTGGGTTCAAAGTACCCTTCATGATTTGTGCTTTTACTAGCTTTCTTGCATCACTAGGGTTTGCAGCTTCAACACTTTCAAAAACACCTGGAGCTATTTCTACTCTATAAGCAGGCATTATTCACTTCCTGGATTTAATTTTATGTCAATTTCTTCTTCGTTTTTTGATGGTCTTTGATTCTCTTGCTGCAAAGCCTCTAATATTTTAAACAAATCTGTAGAAGGAGGTTTTTCACCTGCTGCTGCATAACGATCTTCTAATCTTTGAAACTCTGTGCCCGCTTTAGCTTGATCTCTTTCTAGATCAGCTCTTCTTCTTGCAATTATTGATAATATTTCATCTGATGTTAATGTTGCTCCACTTAAGCCCTCTAATTTTCCAACTAGCGTTGTTGCTAATTCAATATCTTTATCTGATAGTCTACCACTAGCTTGACCAAGAACTTTATCTGCGTTTCCAATTGATATTTCTCTTAATAAATTCTCAACCTCTGTTTTTGCATCCATAGGCGCATTAGGATTAAATAAAGCCCTAAATTTGTAACCATATTGTTTAAATAAATTGTTAAGCCCTGTAACGCTTGTTTGACTTAATATATTTTCAACTTGATTCAAAAAGTTAAGACTAGCTGCATTTTCAGCCATTGTGCTTGCATACGTTGAGTAATCTTTATCCATTTTATATCGTAATTCATTACTTAAACCACCTTTACCGCTAGCTTTTATAAGTTCAAGTTTTAAAGCTAACTCTTCTGCGGCTCTTTCTTCTGCCGCTGCAGCAGCACCTTGAGCAAGACCTGCCCCAACCTGTCCTGTTTTGACTAATGCAGAACCTACGTTACGTATAAATCTATCAAACTGTGGTGTACCAAAAATATCTGAAATACTTGGTCTTTTATCTTCATTTCCTGTACCTCCTCCTGTTCCTGAGCCTGTGCCTGGAACTACATTTTCTACTTCATTTTCTTTTTGTTTTTCAAGATTTTTTTTAACTTCTGCGATTGCTTTATTAGCTGCTATTACCTCTCCTACTTTGAGCTTATCAATATCCTTTTGTATATTTGCTGCTTGTTCTGCTAATTGATTTGATGCCATAGTTTCATCAAAATATTGAACTCCTGCACCTCCATACATTAATGCTTTACCTGTATCTACACCTTTAATTGTAGGTATTGTAATTTGCGTGTAAGGTGCACCACCCCCTGTTGGATAAACGGTCGGTCCTTTTTTTATTGGTTTTGTGTAAAACGGATTCAAAAGATTTTTTAGTTTTTGATACTTTGAAATTTTTTTAGATGAATCAGCAATTTTCTTACCTGTACGCACAGCCTTTATTGCAGCACCACCTTTTAGTCCAATACCACTTATCATTAAACCACCTGCTAAATAATCTAGTGGGTCTTTCGGATCAAAAAGGGTTAATGCCCCTTCTTTTATAATTAATGTATCAACTTCAGCTTCAAGTTCAGCAGCCGTTTTTCCAGTTGGATCAATACCCATTTCCACAAATGCAGCAATTGCTTCTGGGTCAAGAAGATATGGATTTTCAATCATTTCGCCATAATTACCACCCGTTGCTTGATTTTGTTTTGCTTGATCTATAATAGCTTGTGTTTCTGCATCAAATCCAGAAGATTGATTAAGATCAACATCAACAGGTTTCAAAGATTCTGTCTCTACTATTCCTGGAGTAACTAATAACATTTTTTGTTTTCCATATTTGTTATAAATACCATTATACTGTTGCAGTTTGTCTTGGTGGTTTTACCGCTTGATATGTGCTAAATGCAGCTCCCAGTCCTTGAGAAACTGGATCTACAGGCAATCTATATTGTGAGTCTATTACAGTTTGTTGTGCTCCATATCCAGGTAAAGATCTACCAACACTTGTAAGTAAATCAACTGGCCTATTTATTTGTCCCATTTGCCTTGCATATTGATCTCCAAACTGATCTAATGCTGCTCTTTGTGCCTCAGTAAAGCCTGATCTTCTAATATCTGATAATGATTCAGCTAAACCTCTGCCAAGTGCTTCTCTTCTTTCGTCAGCAGTTAATCTAGCTCTGGACCCAAAAGCTGATAAACCGCCTGTTTGTATATCTCGTGCTCTAGCCGCAATATCTTGTTTTTCACCAAAATCCATAACATCTTGTATAGTTTGTTGCACAACTCTATCTTCAAAAGGATTAAAAAATTGTTGAGTCATGCTTGGATCAAATTGTGTAGACGGTAACTCTGCGCCCATTACATTTTGAGTTGCCTGCTGTAATTGATTTATAAAACCAGGTTGATCAGTAGTACCAAAATAAAGTGCACGTAATAATGGGTCTGATAAAACTTCTCTAGCATCTTGTTGTGCTAAAACAGGATCAATTTGAGGCCTGTAATCAGCAGGTGTTACAGTTGGGGGTACTGCCCCTACATCAGTCGCCACTGCAGCTGGCGTAGTAGGAGCAGGAATAACTGGTTCTGCTACAACATTTCCTATTTCAGGACTTTGTTCTTGTGGTATTGATATTTTAGGATCTTCGCTAATTCTTTCAATAGAGGTTATACCGCCCCCTGGACCGCCTATAGACATAAAATCATCACGACTTGGAGGCATGGTTGGAGGAACAAACGGCACAGAAGCACCCACAGGCAAAGATCTCATAATTGGATCATCTTCAACGATAGGTATTTCTACAGGTGGTTGTGGTGGCAAAACTTCTCTAGGTAGCTCTCTATCTACAATAGTTCTTGGTGGTACAAATATTTGTTGTTCTCTTATACTTTGTATAGGTAATTTTTCTAAAGGTGTCGGAGCTGGTATGCTTGGTGGTGTTATTGGAGGTGGCACAAAAGGTACTACAGGTGGTGCAACTGGTGGTTGTGGTGGTAATACTGGAGTTATAGGCATAGGTATTTGCGTTGGTATTACAGGTTCTACAGGTGTTATACCTGGCACACCAACATTTTCAATATTTTGTATGGACATAAAATCATCTCTTGGATCATCAAAAGGGAATCTCTCAAAAGGTTTTAATGGAGGTATTGGTTCAGGTATATTAGGCACTATTCTTGGTCTACCCATAGGAGGTCCAAAATCTCTTCTACCTCTTCTTCTTTCTCTTAGAACTTTTTTTAATAACCCCATAATTAACTCATCATATCTTGATAGTTTTCAAAAAACTTCATTAACTTGTCGTTGTTTTTGAATCCTTGCTCTCTGTCTGGTTTACCTGTTGGAAAAATAGTAAGGCTATCTTTGTTTTTTTCTATTTTAAAACCGCCTAATCCTTTATTTGCTGCAGCAGTCATAACAAATTCTCCGTCAGATAACAAAGCAGGTATGTCGTCACTTGTTTCTGTACCAGGCCCAATAGAGGGTCCGCCTACACGAAGATCAAGCTCTTGATTCATAGGACCACCTTCCGCCATACTTCTATTTAAATCTGCTATTTGTTTTGCTTGTGCAAGCAAAATATTTTGGAAATTTCTTGATGGTTCATAATCTATATCTTTTACTGCCCTTGCAAAAGTAGTAAATTCACCTCCCATAATTAGACCGTGTTCAAATTTTTGTTTATCAATTTCATCTAGCCCTAAAATAGTTGCACTTGGATTTTCAGTAGCCAAAACTCTGTAAGCAAAAGATTCGTTATTAAGGTTTCTTTTATCTATATCAAATACTGCGTTTCCCATCTGCATGCCTGGTCTTACTCCAGCATCAAAGCCTTGGAATACTTGTTGCGGCATGAGATCTGGTCTTGTAGATAACCGTATGTCACGTAGACCACCTTCTGTTTTTTCTGCGGCTTTTTTAGTTGCTAAACCGAAAAGAGCAGCTAGCCCCATAAGTCCAGTATTTTGACCACCAATACCTTTTATTTTATCTTCTATACCTTTGATAGCACCTGGTGTTTTACTGCTACCAAAACCTACGCTTGGACCAGAGCTTCCACCAAAGCCAAATACATCACCTATACTCTTAATAATTTGGGGTGTTCGTCCTTGATCTCGAGGATCTCTTCTAAAAAATGATCCTATACCACTTGGTATGCTTTTTTGATAAGCTGTCATCATTTCGCTCATCATATAACTTGGATCGTACTGATTACCTTGAGGATCTAGCATTAAACCTGGAAAATCAGGGTCATCTGTAAAAAAGTCATTAAATGCTTGTTGTTCATCTGGACTCATTTGTGACAAAATTTGAATTGGATTAGTTTGCCCACCACCAGATGTGAACTGAAAACCACCTCCAAACCCACCGCCTTGTCCTCCGACAGATGTTGGTAAAAAGGCACCAACTCCTTGTTGTGGCATCATTTGTGGTAAAAAAGCACCAACTCCTTGTTGTGGCATCATTTGTGGTGTCAGACTACTTAACATTTGTTGTTTTGGTCTAAACATGCCACCAAGCCCTCTTCTAATACCTGGTCCAATTTTGCCGCCAAATATACCAGTAGTTCCTTTTGCTGGATTAAAAAATCCACTTAAACCAGCTCTAAATTTGCCGCCAGCTCCAAATATTTTTCCTGTTGTTGCTTTTGCAGCACCTTTTCCTAAAAATCCAGCCAAAGGACCTGCACCAGCAAACCCTGCTAATCCCGTAGCAACCAAGGCAACTGGTGCTACTTTTTTGACTACTTTTTTTATTTTTTTAAATAGTTTTTTTATAAAAAACTCTTGTAATCCAGTTTGCGGGTTTATAGAGGGACTACCGCCTACGATATATTGATTGGGGTTCATGCCTTGATTTATCATATCTTGCTCAACCATCATTCTTGTAGTTGGCGATATTACTGGGGGTACGATCATTTCACCTGTTGCAACATGAGCTAGCTGATCGTCCTCGAATCTACCCATGTCTGCTAATTTTTGTACATTATATTCCATAGCTTTTACTAAGTTGTTTGTAGATACTTAAGTATCTATTATTTACCAAAATTAGCAAGTTTTATAGATGTGGCTCCGTTGTTTTTTACCGTAACCTTACCTACTGCACTTGTTGCTTGCAAACCATCATCTACAAGTCTTGTACCAATATCTATCCATTTGTTGCCTGTATACACTTGTAATACTTCTAGTGTTGTATTCCAAATAATACTACCAGCATTAAAATTTATAGTATTTAGCTCATTTTCGCTTACTTGACGCGTATTGTCTAGGTCTACAGACCCTAAATTTATTTCTAGTAATCTTACTAAACGGTTAAATATATTAGGATCTACCTCATTTTGTGCTATGGGTAGCTGAGTTTGAAGAAGCTTACTCATCTTTTACCGTCTGATTTTATATCTATTCTTGTAGCTCCTAAACGCCATCCTATTGATAAATTACCATCATTTGTTGCATCATCATTACTTTCAATACGTAATGCCATTTGTCTTGCTCTAGCACGTATATGTGACTGTTGTGTTGTACTAGAGACTTCATTTGTCGAGTTTGTAGTTAAAGAGTCGCCTGGAAAGTTTCTTGTTTTTACAACTACATTTACGCTCCCATTATTGGAATCTTCAATAAATTTAAAGTCAGGAATTATTCTTCTTGCAAAAACAAACTTTTCTCCATCATCTAAATCAAAGTCTGAACTTTCTATAAATACTCCAGTCATAGGTGAACCATCATCATTAAAACCAATTTCTTGTTTAAATAAGTAACCACCATTTACTGCTCTTGGGTAATTTTCTATACCAGAATCTAACCAAGCAGTTCTTACTAATTGACCATAAAACCATAATTCTTCTGCATAATTATAAATTACATATCTGTCAATTTCGCTAGAGCTACTAGAACAATAAAACCAACCTACTTCGTTTTTATCTTTTATAGTAAAAGCGTTAATTTTAAATGATTGTGTAAGGTTTATATCACCAAATACATAGTTATGAACCGAACAAGGTAATGTTTGTACTGCCCCGTTGTATGCATAAAAATTGTTGTAACTCATAAAAAATACAGCTGAGGGTGTTGTTATTGCAGCGTTAGGACCGACTAAGCCTGTACCTTCGTTAATTAAATTTATTGCAAAAGTAAAAGGAGGCCCAACAAACTGCATACTGTATAAAGCTGTATCAGTCCAAACTAATATTTCTTGTCTCGATTTAACCGCTCCAATAATTGAGGATCCAGATGATAATCGTAAGGATCCTGCTGTATTAGTTGTAAGCGGCTCAAATTCTAATTCATTTTCTTGATCGCTAAAAGCTATTAACATAGGATCAATTGTTCCAGTTCTACTTGTACCAGAAATAGGGTCTGCACCTAATACAATCAAATGTCTATCAACCTCTGATGTTATTACTTGTAAACCTTTAGTTGGAACTAAGTTTGCCCCTGTTATGCCAGATAATTCTACTGCTCTAGTAGATACGCCATTGTTTTCTGTCCACTTATAAATGCCGCCATTTCTAGGATTAATAATTAAATCCTCACCAAAGTTATCATGTGTCCATAATCGTAATTGGTTTGTATCACTTAATGAAGATGTGCTACCAAAAGTGCCCTCGCCCCAACCATCTATACCCCATCCAGTACCAGGCACATAAACATCTAAGCCTACATTTATTTGATATGTTCCAACAACAGATGAACCACCATTACCACTGTCTGATGCGTTTGCAGTTACAGTAGAACCTGAAGTATCTTTTGCTTCTACTGTATAACTATTAGCATTTACTATAGTAGCTATTTGATATTCTTGATTTAGTACGGCTGCTGTTATGTTACCGCCTAGCGTAGCTGCTCCACTAAAAGTAACAAAATCATTTTGTACAGCTCCGTGTGATGTGTCTGTTACAGTTATAGTTGCATCACCATTACTAGCTGAAAAAGTTACATCTCCTGCTGATGTGGTAGACCTTATAGGTGTTATATCATTAAAAACCGTACCACTTTCAATATAGTATTTTAAATGTGTGCCTAAACCTAAATATTTTGTTCCTCCTAGAGAAATCCAACCGTGTAAAGCTCTTGCAGTACCCTCGTAAGTAGCAGAACTAAGTTTTTCCCAACCACCAAATTTTTCTGGTCTACCTTTACGAAAACGAACTAAATTACAATCAAACCAGCCTCCCTCATTATCATAAGCAGTACCCTCTCTGTTTATGCCTGGTCTAAATATTGTTTTTTTCAAGGGCATATTTAAACCTCATGCCATTCTTTGCCTTCATATAATAAGGACTCTGCTTCTCTTCTTCTAACAAGACCTTCTAACACTTGCCTTTCCCCATTTACAGTAGCTTTGTTCCATCTTTTCATTTGTGGAACTACCTCATCATATTCTTGATTATTTAATTTTTTTAACATAGTTGAAGAGTTAAGATTACCTATACCCAAATTAAAAGTCCATGATACCAAAGCATCAAACTGACATTGAACCATAGACCTTTTTACAGCATCATTTACAGCTTTTTCAAACACTTCTACATCTTTTAATAATAGTTCTTCGGCTTCTTCTTGGGTAATTTTATCGCCTTCTTTTACACCTTTAGTTGATCCGTAGCCTATTGTCCAAACGCCAGCAGCGCATTTATAAGCTTCAAGCTTACAACCCTCAAACTTTTTAATTAAAGTTAATCCTTCTTTTGATATATTCATATCACTCCTTTTTATCGTTAGTGTGAGATGCTCCAAAATAGAACGAAATAATTGCACTTGCTAATCCTCCAAGATAACCTAGAACTAAATTAATGAGTGCTTCAGAGTTTTGTTCAGGCGGTTGAAGTGTTACTAAAAAAATATAACCAAGAAACCCACCTATAGTAAATAAACCTATAATACGAGCAGTCCAATCTTTACTAAACAAACCTCTTGCGTGTTGTTTATCTTGTGTTTCTAACTCAAAGACTTTAACACCTAGCTCTTCCATCTGTACTTCAAACTCTTGTTCTGCTTTTTTAAGTTCCATCATTTGTTCTGGTGTAGCGTTTTGTATTGCTTGTTGCACAGATTTTTGGTCGTTAGATACGCCTAATACTTCAGCTATTTTATTCATAGCCATATTACCTAATGGGCCTCCCATAGCAGATCCTAGTGTTGGTGCTACAGCTCCAACTATATTTTTTAACAATCCTTTCATATTAATATACTCGTTAATACAGCTATACCAATCGCACCAAGGAAACCAAACACCCCAAAGGTGGCTGCTTTCATAGTTGAATTAATATAGGTTATTTCTAGTTTTATATCAGAAAACTCATTAAATGCAGTTTTCCAACGCTCATGTGATATTGTTTCTAACTTAGTTAGTCTTTCTGCTACATCATTTACTGTCATTTTTTTATTAACCATTTTGTAATGTATATATTTTAATAGGCTTTTTCTTGCCTTTTACAAAAATACTATCAAGCTCTTTTAACATAATTTGTTCGCTAAATGAACTAGATTTAATAGTATCATAACCTATTACAATATCTTCTCCAACTTCCTTTGTCGAGCTTTCTAATCTTGCGGCTAAATTTACAGCGTCACCAATAGCAGAATAATCAAACCTTGTATCACTACCCATGTTACCAACTACAGCGTATCCAGTGTTGATACCGACCCCTATTTCAACACCTAAATTAGCATTTTTTACTTTATCTTGTATTTCTTTTGCACATAATACTGCAGCTGTTTCATGATCTAAAACATCCACTGGTGCATTAAATATAGCCATCATAGCGTCACCTATATACTTATCTACCATACCGTCATAAAATTTAACCGTATCTGCTTGTATAGTAAGCACTTTATTCATAATTTTTGTTACCTCCTCTGGCTCTAGTTTTTCAGATAGGGCTGTAAAACCACGCACATCCGTAAAAAGAAAAGTACAATATTTACGCTCTCCACCCAAAACCAAAGAATCTGGATTGTCTTGTAAATGTTTGACTTGTCTTGGATCTAAATAGTGTTCAAATTGTTTTTTTATTTGTTGTCTTAATTTGTACTGTTGTCTAAAACGTAAGTAAAAAGCCGTAGAGCCTGCTATAAATTCAGATATTATTGTCCAAGATACATCAATTAATGTGCCTTGTTTTATTATATATACACCTCCTATACCTGTGCTCAACATAAATATGATTGCAATACAAACACCCCACGTTATACCAAAGTAATGTATTGCAAACCAAACTAAACTTACAAATACTATTAATATTAAAAGTTCTGCTGCTAATGACCAATCAGGTATAAAAGGTGAATTTTCTATTAATATGCTTTCTGCTAATGCTGCTTGTATTTTATGTGGTTCTAATAATCCAACTGGAGTAGCAATTTGCGGCATTACACCGTTTGCAGTAACACCTACAAACACAAATTTACCATTAACATTCATTTCTTGTAAGTCTGTTTGTGGTGTATCTACCCAACTAATCCATTTACGGCCAAAACTATCTGTTTTTACTGGTGGTATTCCCCTTATAGATATTTCTGATATACCATTATCATTAGTTTTTATAATGTATGTTTTTACGTTAAATAATGATTTGTATATTTGTGTTCCAAAACTAGGTATCCATTCATCATTAGGTGTTTTAACTAAAAGCGGTATTTTACGAACAAGTAAATCTACATCAGTAGGAGCAACAGCCAAACCTTGTAGAACGTGATTGGATATTGAGGGTAGATTTGACTTTACTCCTGTAGAAATTATACCACCTTTATCTTCGCCAAGCACTACAGTTCCAGGAGACGCAGGGTAATTTCCTTTACCATCTTCAAACATAGCTATAACAGATGGTGCATAACCTAAAGATCTAGCAAAATCTTCATCACCACCCATTCTGTCTGCTTGTGGAAAACTTATTACCCATCCCACACCCAAGGCACCTTTACCTATCATTTCTAGTTGTATTTCTGCAAGTATTTGTCTAGGTAAGGGCCAACCACCCTCTCTTTCTACATCTTCTTCTGTAATATTTAAGATTACAAAGTTACCTGATGGATCTGGAGTTTCTATAAAAGTATCAAAAGTTTTTAATTTTAAAATTTCTGTAGGCTTAGACTGAAATATTAGAGGTAAACTTAGTAATATAAGTAATGGTAATATTAATCGCTTCATTTAATCACTTTGAGTGATAGTAATAATGCTATCACTCCCTCCGTTGATTTTTATTATATTAGAAACTCCATCTTGAATCAAAATAACCGTATAAGCATTACTACCGTTTAAGTCTACTCTAACGCTTTCATTAACCTCTCTCCGCAAGCTTACTACATTTCCTGTAATTAAAGCTGTTATTTGTGTATCTGGATCTTTTCCTAGTAAAGTTCCTGATATTTGTGTGCTAGTAGCTTGAGCTAATACATCTTCTTCTTCATCTATTGCTAATGCATCTAATACATTTAATAAATCTTCTAGGTAATTTACATCAAGATAATTTATATCTAGTTCGGTAAATTCAAGACTATCTTCTTTTAAATAATCTTCTGCAAGATAATCTATATCAAGATCATTAAAATCTAATACACTATCTACTCGCGTAGTAGTGGCTTCTTCTTCTACTAACACCTCCTCTTTTGGCGGAGTAACAATAAGCATGTTATCTATTACATCAAGTGTTAGGTCTAAAATTACAGGTTTGGTTGGAGCTGATTCAAATACGCTTACTGTAGTAGCTTCATAGGGCTTATTTAGTATAACAGTGCCCATAGCTGTAACCACCTCTATTTCGCCACTAGAGAGTCCTAGAGCGTCTGGTAGCAAAATTATAAGGCTACGTCCCAGTTCATCAACTGTAGCCGTAAAATCAGTCCCACGTATTGCTATATTAGCTGTTGGTGTTTTAAGAGTTATGTTTTGTTTATCTATACGGTTAAGATTGCCCGTAATAAACCTAGCTGTGCCAAGCCCAAAGGTAAGAGCCATTTTTGCTTTACTTGGGTCTGGATCATATATGTACTCGTCAATAAGTAGCTGACTATGTTCTGTAAGCTTTACAGTAGAATCATCAAGAAAAGTAATAGCCATACGGCCATCTTTAGTTATAGCTTCATCATTACTTTGTATAGCAAATTTTAAATCTGCATTATAAGCTTTGTCTCTGACAATTTGAGCCGTACCTTTTAATTCAGATATGTCTCCAATATCAACAGCTTGTGCTTGTACCTTGGTCGTTTTGAACAACACAAACGGTAGAAGCAGCAGTGCCAGAAACGGATATGATCTTAAGCCAGTCATTATCTTGAGTACTTAGTTGTTGAATATTAAATGTTCTTGAGCCTCCTGTGTGATCAAGATAGAAATATCCACCTGCTGACGCTGTAACTCCTGTACCCGTATAAGTAACCGTATTATCAGAACCATCTATATCCATATAATTAGTAGCACCATCTATATTTATGTTTGATGTAACTGTGTTATTTGAACCGTTAATTATCCAGTCTAAGTCAAGAGAAGCTGCTAATGCTGTGGTACCTTGATTTAAAGTAAATGTATTACCGCTTCCTGTAACATCTACATTTTGGTTAGATCCATCAGCACTATAAGTATCTGTGGGGTCAACTTGAATAGTAAATGTATTAGTACCGCCATCAAACTCATAAAAGCCAGTAAAGTTATCAGCAAATATATCGCCAAGAAACTTGTTAGTTGCACCTATCATGTTTATATCAAGTGTCATACTATTACCATCTAAATCAAAAGGATTTAGACTACCAGCAGTTGAGTTTAATCCGCCTATAATATTAGAAATACCTAGTTGCTCTAAGTCTATATTAGCTCCAGTACCAGATTGATCTACGTATATTTCGTTATCAGCCGCGTATGTTGTCAACGCACTCATCATCACAATCAGGCACGTCAATTTCTTTATTTTCATTATTTAATTCTACTCCTTGGTTATCATTTTGTAAAACCCAGAAACCACGATCATAACCAGTGTTAATGATTTCTAGCACACCTCCTTCTATAGCTTTCATCAAAGCTATGGTTGATGACTCATTTCTTGCGTTGCCTAGTTCTATTTCTACTAGTTCGCTTTCAGCTTCAACAAATCTAAATACATCTTCAGATTTGCCATAACTAAATATTGTTTTTTGACTTAATACCTCTAACAACACTTCTCCTGTGGCTACTGATACCATACGCATACTTATCGTTATGTTGTCCTCTCTATACATAACGCTTTTGCCTATTCCTAAATACCTGGCTCCTGCACCACCACTTTCTAAATTTGTTTCATAAGATATTACAGCACCTTCAATTAATATACCTGCAAATAATAAAGGTCTAAGTGCTTGTTTTTTAACTTCTTCATCAGTCGATTGTTCTCTTGCTGATCTTATAAGTTGTCTTTCTTTGGTAAGATTATCCAAACCTACTCTTTCTACAACCCTAAAAAACTTACCGTCTCCTGCATGTTTTAAGGCTCTGATAAGTAACGCATTTGGTTGTTGAGTTATAGCTGTGCTAAACAAAGCAAACTCACTATTACTTTTACGTTGTCCAGTTTGATCTGAAAATGAAGTAGGATACACAGCAACTACAGGACTTACCTTTGGTATAGGCACATTTTTAAGTTCTGCTGATTGCAGGTCTTGAATTGTTGCTATGTCTTGAGAAAACCTTTGTTCGTAAGTATCTTCAAATTGATCAAATATAGAACAACTAGAAAGTAAAAGTACCAATAGGAATAACGATCGTTGTAATTGTACCATCTTGCTCGGTTATAGTTAGGGTTAAAGTTACACCATCACTTGTGTACTCAATAGTATTCCCCTCTAAAGTGATGACACCTTCGCTTTGCGGTGTTTCTCCGAATAAGTTATTTACTAACTGTCTTGATAGTTCTGCATAAACCCTAGATTCAAGATTACGCATAAACCTTGCAAGAGTAGAATTTTCTTTTTCTCTCTTGATTTCATCTTGTAACGCTTTTATTTCCTCTTTGATTGTTAGCTTACGAGTATATTCTTGATTTTCTATTGTAAGGTAATGACTAGATGTTCCAACGCCGTTAAAACTTGGAGACTTAAATTTATGAGTTATGGTATCAGCAGCTAAATTCATGCCTAAAATCGCTGAAAACATAATAGCACCTATAAAAAATACCCATACAGCTATTTTGGTTTTTACAATTTCCTCTTCCATTCGTTCTTGTTTAGTCTTTTCTTTGATCATCTCTACCTGCTTTGGCTATTTTTCCACTATCAATTAAGTTAGGTACACCTAAAATAGTTTTTATTAAAGTATCTTGACGTATTATTTCGTTATCTAAACTACGCACCCTATCTATTAATGCTACCAAAATACCGTGTTGTGAATCAAGTTTTGTGCCAAGTCTTTCTTCTATTGCGGCTATTTGTGCTTCTACTTTTTCATCAACGGTATCAAGTTTAGTTTCCATACCATCAACAATACGCATAATTAGTTTATAGATAAACCAGCCAAGTCCTAAGGCTGCTGCAATAGGAAAGCCAACTTCTTGAATTAAAGTAACGGCTGATTCCATTAATAATCACCCCAAACTTTTTTCTTTTTGCCTCCGTCATATTCCACGGCATGACCTTCTTTGATTAGTACCTGGCAAATATCTCTGCCATCCTCTGTGTATGGTATGCCGAGTATTCGGCCATACTTACCTTTACCCAAGGATTTTACTTTAAAGTTACCGATACAAAGCTCTTGTAACCGTGATTTGGCTGCTAAGCCTAGTTTTTTTTCTGCTAAATCTCTTGTACGGCTTTCTGGAGTATCTATACCTGCAAGTCTGACACGCTGTTTATGTAACTTCACATCAAAACCAAGATCAAGACAACAATCAAAGGTGTCCCCATCCACAATACGTTCTAGTGTAGCGTTATAAACAAACGCATCAGGTGATTTAGCCATTAGGATTCTTTAGATTTTTTAACTCTCTTAGTTGTCCAAGCTTCATTTACATCAGGTGTTGATTTATCATCACCTACATAATGTCCTTTTTTGTTCCTAGCTCTTACTTTAATTTTTTCAGTACCAGTAATTTTACCCCACATTTTGCTTAACCAACTCATCCTTTATCCTTTGCTTTAAGCACATTTAATGCACACCAATCTATTACTTTGTATAAGTAACTAAACCAATGATTATCTTTTGGTGTAGGTGTTATTGCTGCTACAACAGAAGCTATAGATATAATTGCAGTGACCCACGCTAATATATTAAGTATTGTCATTTTGATCCTCCTCTGGATTATTTAAGACTTCATCTGCTTTTTCTTTAGCAGACTCTATAAATGCGTTTTGAAACACACTTAAACTGGCGTTAACTTGGTCAAGTTCAAACTGTATGCGTTTTTGTTTATTCGTTAAATCTAATATTTGACTATGAAAATATTTTTGTTCGTTAGTAAGATCACTTACTTTTACTTCTTTGTCATTAAGCATAACTACTGGTTCTTGCGTAGCCATATTAAGAGCTCAAAACTTTTTGTACAGAAGTTGGCGTAACTTTTTCAGCTATACTTGCGTCTAGTCCTGCTTTCATACTAGTAACTTTGTCGCTACCTAATGCTGTTTCTACCCAGCCTTGTACATCACTATTAGTAAGACTAGACCAGTTTTTAAAACTAGATAAATCAGATGTATCTAATGACTGTGCTCCATAATAAGATTCTGTCCAATTATTTCCATCACTGTCTTTATTAGTATCATCTGTAGCAGTTAATCTCCAATGTACTGTGTGTACGACATTTGATTTACCACTTTTTGTAGGGTATGTATCACAAGTTTTTACATCCCAAGTGTATGATATTGCCATATTATTCTCCTTTTAAAATATTGATTTCAGATTGTAAGGTATTAATCTGTTCTTGTTGTTCTTGTATTGCTTTTATGAGTGGTGTTACTACTTTGCTGTAATCCATTGAGTAATAACCCTCTTCATTAACATTTACTGCATAAGGTATTAGTTCTTCAACTTCTTGTGCTATTAAGCCATCTTGAATTTCGCCACCATCTTTCCATTCGAAGTTTACTGGATTTAATTTATTAACTATTTCTAAACCTTTTGCTTCACCTAAAATATTTTTAAGTCTTGCATCTGAACCCGTGCCATAAGTTACTGTAGAGTTATTGTAAGAAATCTGACTAACAGTTGAGCCGCCATTTTTAAATCTAATCGGATCTGAGGTGTTAGTTGTAGAAGCTCTGTTAATAGTTAATACTGGTGCATTATCATCTTCATCTGGTTGTATACTGAGAGCTCCAGCAGCTCCAGCAGACGTTCCTCCAATAATTACATCTCCGTCACTATTGATTCTCATTTTTTCACTACCAGCAGTTTGAAAAGCGTGATATGGATTTCCACCACTTTCTGTATCTTGTGCATCAAATACTACACCAGCATCTTGTTGACCGCCACTAGCAGCAGTTTGTATTGATAAGCCTCTACCTGAGTTAGAACCACCTGTAATTACTACGTGTTCTGAATTTACTGAACCTCTAACATCTAGTCTTGCTGTAGGTGTGTGTGATCCTATTGCACAAAGACCTCCTTCTGACATATCAAAACTAATAGCTGTTACTGTAGAACCTCCATCATTACCTCTAATTTTAAAATCTGCGTCAGATACTCTTGAAATCAATTCAGGACCGCTCGAGTCTTGTTGTATATCTAAAAAAGTTCCAACACCACCATCTTTAAACAGTATGTTACCTCCATCTGCATCAAGAATAATATCTCCTGCTGCATCAACTGTTACATCACTACTAGTAAAAAGCATCCTTTGTGAACCATTAGTAATAACTTGAAAATTATCATCCGTTAAAGTTCCAACACTTGATACTCCACCAGTATTACCTAAATAAAGTTGGTCAGCACTTGAAGTTCCTGTATTAACTCGTAAACCATTATTTCCTGTGGTTAGCAAGTCTAAAATATAAGTGCCACCAGTGGCTCCAATAGCTACGGTGCCATTTGAATTTATACGCATTCTTTCCGTTGATGCTGTATTGTTAGCACTTGCTGTTCCAAATCTTATTTCAGAACCACCATCAGCACCCCTAAGAGCTATAGATGCGTGAGATTTGGCTGTATTTACAAAAGAGCCTGTATTTGGATTTCTTTGTGTATTTAACTGTAAAGATACGCTGTCAAAGTCAACAAAACCAGCATTAGTTGTGCCACCTATTTGTATGGCACCAGCACTATCGATACGCATTCTTTCCGTTGGAGCTGAACCTGGACCTGTGCCTGTTGGTTTTGTATTGAAAGCCAAGTTTGTAGCTTCTGTACTACCACTAAAATCTTCAGCAGCAATACCAACTATTGATGCTCCTGCAGCAGCATTACTATTAGCACTATCTGCACCTTTCCAACCTATTGAACCTAAAGTTTCTCCATCGCTAGGATAGCTACCATCTTCTTTATTTAACTGTATGCCGCCATTACCGTCACCAGTTAATATAACTAACCCTTTATTAGTAGCTGTGTGTGCTGCTGAATACCCTATACCTATATTATCTAAACCACCATCAACAAACAAAGCATGAGTTTGTCCATTTGATTCAACTCTAAAATCTACATCAGCACTATCTTCGTTAAATACAGCACCTCCATCTTGGGTTAAAGCTCCATCAATATCTACTACATCTAAGTTAGCTGTGCCATCTACATCTATTGAACCAGCTAAATCTATATCACCATTTACAATTAAATCGTCTGTAACTGTTAAGTCATCTTCTACTTTTAAATCTACTACATTTAAACTAGCAAAAGCATCAACTATTGCTGCACCTGAACCTGCACCGTCTGAATATACTACTTTTACATCACCTGCTGGTATGGTTACATTAGCACCACTACCTTGAGAAATAATTATGTTTTGTGAGCCTGATGTTCCATTTTCTATAAACCAAAGTTTTGATACTGTATTTGGACCAATAGTAATAGTACAAGCACTATCAAGAGTACCTGTGTATTTTAAATAAATTGATCTACCTGGATCAGTAGAACCATCTGCTATTGTAGTTGTATGTGTATCGGCGTTAGTGGTTATCGCCTCTGTACCAAAGCTAAAAGCCTCAGCAATAAGTTCTAAGTTTGTGTTCGTAGATGTGCCCCAGGTTCCTGATTCATCACCTGTCGCTATTTCTTTTAACCTTAAATCATTTACATAAGTTGCCATATTCTATGCTACCTCTTCCCAATTTGGGGTCTGTGTTTCATTTATTTCAGCAAAGGATGAACTTTGGTCAGTATTTATATTAGCATAATTTTTCGTTTGTGTATCATCTATTAGCGACCAGATTAATACTTTACCTACCTGGCCTGTACCAAATACGCCAACTAAGGTTACAGTAGCCTTAGATATTGTTGTTACAGATCCAACGGCACCAGTGGCAGAAACACCATCAATATTAAACCTTGCGTTATGATGAACTGTTACAGATCCTACAGCAGAAGTAGCTGCAAGTCCTGAAATTACTACATTTGCCTCTCCATCAACATCTACACTAACGCTACCAAGTGTGGCTACGGCACTAGGAGCGTTTGCAACAGCATCACCGTTTACCCCAACCCCGCCAACTGCGGTTGTGCCTACTTGTGAACTAGGAGTTACATTTGCTTTAGCGACAACGCTAAGAGATCCTACAGCACTTGTACCAACTTGTGTAGATAGCGTAACATTAGCCTTTGCTACAACCGTGGCTGTGCCGAGAGCAGAAGTAGATGTTTGTCCAGTAAGAGTAAGATTAGCTTCACAATCAAAAGTAGGGGTACCTACTGCTGTGGTACCAACTTGTGATGATGGAGTAACGTTGGCTTTTGCTACAACAGATACAGTGCCCAAAGCACTTGTTGCAGCTAATCCAGATAAACTAACTGGTATAGGTTCGCCCCAAGTACCTTCACCCCAGGTACCTCGACCCCAACCAGTAATATTAGCCATAATTGGCTAAACTAGGCTATTCTAATAATAGCTGTACTAGCTGCTGCTGCTGGAAAAACAATGGTAAAATCACCTGCTGTTGATGTCTTGTCACCACCAAAGTCAATTGTTGCTACAGATTTATTACTATCGCTTGAATTATAAATCATGCAACCTCTAGCTGTAACGGTAGCTGTACCAAAAGTTAAATCAGCAAAATCAGTAAATCCTGTAGTGCCGCTTGATGTAGGATCTACTCTAGTTAAATTACTACCGCCAGATGTGTAATTAGTACCACTTGCTTGTCCTGTTGTAGTAAAAGCTGTAGTAGTTGCACCTAAGGTAGCAGAGCTTGTGTATAAAGCTAATTTAAAAGTATCTCCGCCTGAGTTTTTAAAGTTATGCACAGCTTCAAGTAGTTCTTTTTTAAAGCTAGTGGTTAATGTTGATGTAATAGCCATATTAAATCCTTTTTATAATATCTGCTAACTCTGCGTCTCCTTGTTTAATGAAATCTTGTATCAGAGTAGCTTTATAGGATTTTAACGCATTTTTTATATAAATCAAACAAACCTTGTAAATCAAATCTTTATATGCTTTAGCTTGCTCCTTTATATAGGGATCTTCGCTATCACTACCGCTTACTATTTTTTCTGTTAATCTTTCTGCCCAAAACTCTGGAGGATGACCGCCATAATTAGAAGTTTTGGCTTCTATTAAGCCTAAACTAGGCATACCTGCTGGTGTTATTTTTTCTACCATTTTTTTGGTTCTGGAGGTTTTAAGTGCGAATCATGCCTATCTATAAGTACAGGCTCTTGTTTCTTTTTTACAATATCTAAGGTATCAATTCTTTCTAATTTAATACCGTCTTCTCCAACTAAAATTATGTAAGGATTTTTTAATCTATGATAACCATACAACTTTTGTTCTGCTGGAACGTCTGTATCTAATAAGCCTGAACTGTGAGCCACTTCTACCTGCATACCAGCAGAAATACATTTGCTTAACCAAAACTCCACACACCCTCTACCTGCTTCTGCAAAGTGTAAATTACCTTTGTAACTAAAATCTATACCAAACATTTTAAGATTAGCTACCTCGTTCCAATAAGCAAAAGCTACTGCGTATGCAACTGTGTTGTTTAGGTAGTGGCAATTTGAATATTGCACAACCTCTTCCAATGGAAACTCTACAAGACCAGGACATCTATCATCTAACTCACAAGTATATATAGGACCCTCATGTTCTTGCAACATGTCCGCCATACTTTTAGTTTGGCCTCCTGCATCATCTGTATCTAAAAATCTTGATGCGGGATCCATCATAAATACCCTATCGTGATAAATAACCGAAGCTACGCCATTTATGGCCCAAACCTCATCAAAGTGTACGCCGTGTGATTTTGCCAGATTATAATCAAACCAGCTTTTGCCCATACCAACTATAGCAACTGATTTGCCCTTAAGACTTTCTATTTGTTTCATAACTTTTTACGTTACCGAAGACCTCAAAGAATCATAACGGTACTCATCTCTCCTTCCGCGAGCTTCTGCAAGGTTTTTTAACCTAGATATTTCATTTGCAAAGCGTTGCTCGTATTGCTGTGTCAAATCATTTTCACCTTTCATAAATATGTATGCCTCAGCTAAACTACCATAAAGTAAAGCATTTCTTGCATTATTAGAAAGCCAAGTACCTGTAGTGTCTGTTACTAAAGAGTTTGGCTTAAATAAATAATGTAATTCAACATTATAATCTGCATCTGGAACAGGGCTTACGATTAACGTAGAGCCGTTGTTAGAAGCTGTAGATAAATCTTTGTCAAAATCTGCATAATATAAAGGTCTGCCTCTAGCGGTCGAATCTGTTGGATCTACAGAGTATTCACGCATAAAAGTCACGTGTTTTTTGTCTAAATAGTGATAATCTCCACCACTATCTATAATTGCTAGTGAGAAACTTAATTGATAATCAGTAGGCGCAGTTAAGTATGTGTTTCCAGTGGTTAAAGTTCCTGTAACATTTTTTCTAAAATAATCAAATTGTATTAATTCAAATATTCTTTCCTCTGCATTTTTAATAAAGTCATCTAAGGTATTTACAAAAGTAGTCTCTGTATTCTCAGTATAATTTTGTATTAAAGTTTTTAACTCTGCTAAAGTCATGATACAACTATTGTAACCTCACCAACGCCACCTGTCATCTTATCAACTGTAAAGTTGGTAGGTAGTGTTGCAGGATTTAAAAAATCTGGTTGAAATATGTTTGAACTGACTACAACAACAAAACCCTCTCCTTCTTCCTTATCGTTATTGGGTCTTGGCTTGTACAAAGCCTCTGGATCAGCTGTAGCAGTCAAAGGCTCTAGTTGTGGATGTTTAGGTTCGTAACAATCTGGACATACTTTTAAACCATTCCATTCTTCTTTTAAATCATTTAATTTGTATTCAAAAGCACATCTATCACATAAAGCTTTTGCAAATTTGCCAGATGCGTAAGCCATCAATTCATCCTTATGTCTGGTCTAACCCTATAAGAGGCTCTATCCTCATCTTGAGACATAGCTCTGTCAAATTCCTCTTCATATAAAGATTTTAACTGTGATGTTCTTTCTGGAGCTCTTTTTAATGATATGTAGTAAGCTAATCCAGCTGCGAAGCAAGGATAAAATCTAAATGGCATATCCATAGTATTTGTTGGCTTATCTGCATCATCCATTCTAACTATTTTATTAAACACTAAAATATCTGTAGAGTTTTCAGGTGACGGCCATACTTTTAATGTAGGTGTTGATAATTTATCAAGAAAGAATTGTGACGGTCTAGCTTTTGTTGTTTTATTTGGTATGTTGATATATTCAGATCTACTAATACGATTCATACTTATATCTGTCTGAGTTTGATTAATTGTTCTACGTAGAACAACGTCTAAAATATCAATAACATTCGAGTTTAAAGAATAATCTGTTGTGCCTTCTGTAACTGTTTGTGTTGCTTGTTCTATAGTCCACTGGTTTAATCCTCTATTAGCCCATTCAGCTAACATAAGGTTAATAGATCTTCGTGCGGTTTTAAGATCATATCCTGTTCTTAACTCTAAACCACATCTTTCAAAAGCTTCTTCAACAAACTCGGCTACATTTGGTTCAAAATCTGTGCTATTTGATGTTGCCATAATTAATCCTCATATAAATTATCAAAAGTTATTGAAGGATCTAAATAACTTTCATGCCCCTCTGCTGAGTGTTTCCACTGCGAGGGTTTAAACTGTGGCGGTCCTTCGCCTGTTACCCACAAAGCAGGGCTAGTGGCTCTAACTCTATTATTAGGCAAAGCAACTAAGTTACCTTTCCATTCACAGTCTTCAGTTATATATAATACATGACTTTGTTTATGTTGTGCAGGGTCATCTGCAATATCAGTATTTGTGTAATCTACGGTAAATAAATATTTTGCTTGATAAAAATCACCGTCAATTTTTGCAATCCAAGGTGAAGAACTAACTCTATCCATTACAACAACACTATGATCTCTAGCTTCACAATCCCAAGGCTGTGCTAAATGGTCCTCCATAGGCCTAGGGAAATCGTCCATAGGTATATCCGCAACTAAACCTTGGATAGGCATACGAGCCCACATAGCACCACCGTGGATATTTCCTTCGTCCCAATCTTCACAATTTGCTTCCTCTCCAGTGAAAACTACTTGGAAACTTAAAGACCTATCAGGTATTGTATTAACTGCTATAGCCAAGGCATGCAAATACTCACCTTGGTATTCCTCGTGATTGTGCGTAAACTCTCTCCTAACCCAACATTTAAAATGTGGGATATTACTTATCAAATACGGCACTTTAGAACTTGCTTCTTCTTCTATTAGCGTTACCTGCAATCATGACTGAACCACCCTTAGACATTTTCATCATACTTCCGCCTTTAGATTTTTTCATTAAAGACCCGCCTTTAGACTTTTTCATCATGCTCCCGCCTTTAGACTTCTTCATTAATGAGCCACCTTTAGACTTTTTCATAAGTGAACCGCCTTTGGATTTTTTCATCATCATGCCGCCTTTAGACTTTTTCATCATACTGCCGTTTTTAGACTTTTTATAATGACCTGGCATAATAGTACTCCTTACTTTTTACTTGGTTTCTTTTTTGTGGTTTTTTTTGCAGGAGCTTTCTTTTTTGGTTTCATATTTATGTAAATACGATCTTCCTTTACTGGCTCGTCTGGTCTAACTTTTGCATCCAATCTTGCTTGTATTTTTGGATCAACTTTTGATTTTGGCATATTTATCTCCTAACTAATTGTTGTAAATTTACGCCTGTTAGACATAACTTTACCACAACCTCTAGCTATCTTGCCACCATTCTTTTTTTGTGCACGACCACCATCAACAAAATAACCCATTTTATTACGCACTTCTTTAGGTAATTTCGGCAAACCTTTGTTGCCTGGCGGTATTGGTTTTAGTTTTTTAGTCACCTTGTTTCCTCCTTTTAATGAAACTCTAGCTTTTTTAGTATTAGGTACAACAGTTTTACCTTTTCTGCCTGCTGCTTTTTTCTTTCTTGCAGTTTTTGCTCTTTCTGCTTTACTTAAACTTTGTGCTTTTGCTTTTGGCAAACAACGATCTGGATTTTTTTTGTCTTTACTAGTGCCGCAAGGTCCTTTAATAGATCCATCTGTTCCTATACGGACCCAGTTTTGTTTTCTCCACTCGGCTAATTGACCCATTATCTAAGCCTCTCTCTCATCACTATACCCTGACCTCTAATGGGACCTCCAAATCTTTTACCTTTTCTTTTACCACCTTTGGCTTTTTTTGCATAATTGGGATCTTTACAATACTTTGATGCAGCCATATTTGCGTAAGCTGAAGGGTATGTATCAAAGGTTCTTTTTGCCCAAGCTTTGCCTTCTGGACATATTTTACCTTTGCTTTTAGCCTTACCTCCTTTTTTCATTTTAATAGACTGTAATGTTTTAGCCTGTTTTGCATGTGTTTTACTTGCTTTTTGCAAGCCCTTTATCACTTTTTTTAATTTTTCTTTAGCCATAATTCAAACCATCCAAATGATAGTTTAGCGTAAGCTCCTCGCCAACACTAATTTTTTTTAATGTAATTACGTTATATACTCTGTAGTCGTCCCAGTCTAATTCTTCGCTAAGATAACAATTAGAATCCTCTGAGTGATTTAAAAAACCGCCTATAGATGTTCTTATGTAGCCTTGAATTATAGGAACTTTTATATGTGACATACCTATATCAAAATCTTTATTAATATTTTGTATTGCAAACAAACCAAATCCTTCTATAGGGCTTTTTTGAACTTCTATACAGTCTGGTAAAGGTTTGTAATAAAATTTATTATAAACAGGATACATTATTTAATTCTTCCAAACTTTCTTCTAATAGAATCTTTACCTCTTCTAAATATTTCAGCTTGTTTAGGCTTACCCCCATATTTAGATCTTTGCTCGCCTACGGTAAGTATTTGTATTAATCTTGCAAAAGGTTTTCTTGTGCGTTTTACCTTTGCTACTGTATCTCTGGCATCCTGAACAGTTGCATATTTTATTGATACAGTATCTTTAGGGTTTTCGTCTGTGTATAGTCTTCTACCACTACCCTTTGGTTTTTTGCCTGTGCCTACTTTGGGATCACGTTTTTTTGCCATTTAACAATCCCAGTCTCTTCTAGCCCAATAATTAGCCTTCATACGGTCATTACCAAGCTTTTCACTTCTTTTACAATATGATCTTTTACGTTTTGGATCGTTTTTGTGCATCCCTAATTTAGCATCACCAAACGCAATACGTTTGACTTTTCCTGTTGAGGGATTTTTTACAAAGACTTCTTTTCGTTTTGTACCATAACCAGGGCTACCTTTGCGGATAGCCCTAGGTCTATTAAGAGTTACGGTTTTGCCTTTGTACTGTGCCATTCATTAATAATTCTTATTCAAAACAAGTATTATTGAATATGTATCACCACTAGAGTGTCCAACAGTTGTAAAATCAATATCTCCTGTCACTCCAGAACCAGCGTTGTTAGGTATGCCTGTAAAAATATCATAATATTCATCACCCGTACTATCTGCTGGTAAACCAGTAATTAATACGTTAGTTGATGCATCAAACTCTATATTTACGCCCATACCTCTACAGGCCCAATAAATTCTAGCAACTGATACGGAGGTACAAGATTCACCAGCACTGTTAGTGGTAAGTGCTGACACATCTACTTTTTTTACAGCAGATTCACCCGTTCCATCTGATACATTTGTAAATTTCAAGACAGCAGTTTTTTCACCATCTTGAATAGTTTGCGAAGTTACTGTATCTGCCATTGTTTACTCCTATCTTTCTACTGCTGCTACAACGTAATCAATAGTCATAGTTTGTGCTGAAGCTTCGCCATTTTGAATACCAAATGATACGGTTAATTCTTCATCATCAGGTAGATTTGTAATAGCAACTCCAACTGGTGCAGCATTATTTATTGAATAAAATACTTTTGAAGCATCAGGATCAATAAACCAAGTAGTCGTGATAAATGTATCATCTGCCATAGTTGCAACGTCCTCTGTAGTGGTAGCAGTATTATCTTTCTCAACTAAGAAATCTAAACCTGCGTCACCGTCTGCAGAAATGAAGAAAACACCGTCTGTAGTATCGAGAGGTGTTGTATCTGTAATACCAAGACCCATAACAAAGTCAGATTGGTCTACATCATTTACTTTGAATCTGGCAGAAAAGTATGCTTTCTTACTTGTGCTTAATTTAAAACCTTCACCTTTTAATTGTAAAAAGTCTAAATCATTATCACCTGCAGCATTAGTGAGCAATAAAGCTCCACCAGCTGAAGACGTTACAGCTTCAGATGCACTACCAGTACCAGCCTCAGTAGTTGTTATAGTCCAATCACCAGAGTTATATGTAAAAAAGTCATTATGATACATATAAAATGTTTGATCTGATGGATATGGTGCGAACATAGGCTGGTTTTTCTTGTGCTCTGTAGCAACAGTATTACCTGCCCATAATATTAAGTTTTGAAAATGTGGATTAGCCATTATGAACTCCTTTACTTGTATTAATGGAAATCTTTACGATCCTCATTAAGCTAATTAATTTAAAACTACCTAAAGTTTACACCTCATAATCAAATGAAGCAACAAAAAAGGGAGCCGAAGCTCCCTTAAAATTGTAGTTGAGTGAGAAACGCTACAATAATCCGTTCCTTAAGCTCCTTGAGAACCGTAAACGGCTCTAAAGTTAGAATATCCAAAACTATAACGCTCTCTAGCTTTGTATCTCATGTTACCTGTATCGAAGTCACCTTCTAATGCAGTTTGCATAGGAGATCTTTCAAAATACTTAAACCCGTCTGGGCAGTCAGTTTTAATGAAATACGCATCTGTATCTGTTAGATAGTTGTTTACAACATATCCATCAGGAAGCATACCAGTATTTGCTATAGCATTAATGTCGTTGTCAGATGTTCCTACTCTGCCTGGGCTTTGTAGTAATCTGTCAGCAACAAATACTAATTGTGGTGGGATAATTAACTTCATACCTTTCAACGCAATATTAAGACCTCTATCATCTGTAAATGTAGAAATATTAATAAGTGAGTCTTCTAATGAAGTTTCATTAAGATCCGCCATAGTGGTAGCTCTATTTGCTAGTGAACCACCGCCGCCTAGTGGATGATCTGTAGCCACAAGCACTTTACCGTCACCGCCTGTTGTACTAAACGCGTTGTTTAATACTGAAGCTGCTTTGATTTGCTTTGTGTTAGCCATAGATCTTGCTAAAGCCTTGGTGTATCTTGCGCCGAGTCTATCATAAAGATTATCTTCAATTGCTTCTTCAGTTAGTGCGAAAGCTAAAGCCACTGTTTCGTGGGTATAACGTGAAGTATAACCTTCGTTAGCTGTATCAAATCTGACACCACTACCTTCAGCTTTTACTTCTGCGTTACCAAACCCTACTATTAGGGTTTCTTCTTCAAACGCTCTATCAGAAGTTTCAGAATCATAGATTTCTGTATGTTGAGCTTCGTATCTGGCATATTCCATACCGAACAAAGCATTAAGACCTGGCTCTAATTCTTTCGCTAATTGCGCTCTATTAATTGCCATTATTTATACTCCTGTTGGGTCGATATAGAAATGCTCGTTAAATTTAACAATCACATTTACGTTA